CATCTCGTGGGGAGCTAAATAAGCTATCTGACACCATTTCTGGTCTATAGCATAAGAAAAGTTAGTTACAGCTTCTTCGTTAAATAAGACCCCCACTTCCTCATCTCTTATATTCCTGTCTAAATCTACCACAACTTTAGACTCTTTGCCTACCAATCCTTTTAGGGCAGCGGAATTAAACACGAGGTCTCCGTATATAATCAAAGCCTGTTTATTCAGTGAAGCTTCTAATCCAAGGAATAAACTCCTAGCTACATTTGTAGTTTCATACTCTACATTCCTCACTATCCTTACAGGGTACTTCTTCCTGATTCTCTCACTTATTAGATCTGCTTGAAACCCTGCCACTATGGTTATATCCGCCTTTGGATAAATCTTCCATACTATCTTTAACTGCCTCTCTAGAACAGACGGGCCATTTAACGATATCAATCCTTTCGGCCCATAAGACTTCATTCTCCTGCCCATACCCGCAGCGGGTATAATCACGGATAGCCCGCTATAACCTAACGGCTCCTGCGTTGAGTCGGGTTCTTTTTTTACTCTGCCTGTGTTCCTAGTCATCTATGAGATCTAGCTACCCTTTCCCTTATTTTTGCCCAGTTTTCATTCCAAACATCCTTAGAAACAATATCGGAGGAGTTATGCCCTGTTAGATAGTGTTTTGATAACGGCTCTGGAATATGGACTGCTACAAAGTTCTCTGTTACCCTTAGCCAGAGATCCCAATCCTCGGCTGTCCGCATATCTTCATCATAAAGACCCATCTCGCTAAGGGCAACCTTGCTGACTAGCGAAGTGTTGGGGAGTATGCATTCGACCTCTATCTCCGACCTAGTATAAGGCCTTCTGATTTCAAGGACAACACTACCGCTTGATACATGCTCTATTAGGTCATCAGAGTAAACCACGCCAATGTTCTGTACGTCCTTTGATATAATATCTACCGACTTACTAATTTTTCCGGGCAGGTAGATGTCGTCAGCGTCGAGCATCATAAAGAAATCTGTATCATCCCAAGCGTGCCTTATGCCGCTGTTTCTTGCGGCAGATGGCCCAGTAGGGGACTCATTGCTGATGACTTTTATATTGTCATGCCTCCTAGATAGATCAGTCGCAACTTCTAACGAGTTATCGCTTGATCCGTCGTTTATAATTATGATTTTTTTATTCTCATAATCTTGAGTAACGACACTATCCACAGACCTCTCTAAAAAGGAGGCATGGTTATGACAAGGTATAATTACAGTTACCCTGAAACTATCTCCGATGTTTTCTGTAGAAGGTTCGGGCATCCTTGGCTCCTTGTTGTATGTTCGATTTTGTCTAAGAAAGACTTGTCTCTGTTGCCACCAATTCTCTTATGCATCAGTATTTGCCCGACATCTCCATTTCCATCCTCCTCACCTCTGAGTGCCAGAAATCTATTCATATCCTTATTCAAGGAGTTATTGATATCGCTAATAAAGTTAACAGGGACTTTTCTTCCAGCATCAAAGACGCAATAGTAATTAAATTCATTTGCATTGAGTTTTCTGATAGCAATGTCGATACACCTAAGTTTGTCAACATCACCTTCCTGTATATTTTCTACTCTCCATTTAAAACCAGAATGGGTACATATCCTTGCCATCGTAGGCCTGTCAATCTTACTAAAATTATTGAGCAGCGTGATCTGAGCGGGCTTGATGAGATTATCTTTTAGGGATAAGATTGTAGCCTCAACATCTGCGAGAGTCGTATCTTTGTCCATATAGATATTTGCGTCCATGCGGATCATGGTTTCTCTGGCGACTATCTGCTCCAAATCTGTTCTATCTTTGTGTTTTTCTTTCCAATCAGAGCCCCTCCAAGCCACGCAGACTCTACCCTTAACAACGAAAAACTCCTTATTGGTTTCATCGTAGACTTCGATTATGTCTGCCCCTTGTTCCTCTAGCTTATCCAGATTCCCGAGCGCGCATGTAGTTTGGGTCTCCCCCTCATACACCGCGAAAGCGCAGTCTCGGCATATTGTTTCTGCCTCGTTAGACGATTGTTCCAGTGGAAATTCACTATCATTTTTATTTTCAGTGCTCATGGCCTGACTGCCTCCACAATAATTTCATATTTATCAATTCTACTCCTTTGTATTTTTAAGCCTAGATCCCTTAAGTGGTCTACTAGGCTTTCCATAGTAAATGCATTCTTTCTGATGTCCCACCCAGAAACTCCAGCACCATATAGTATATCATTTATGCTGTGTAGGTCTATTTTTTTATTTACGATATCTCTAGCAATAGCATGACAATCAATACCACCTATTGCTATAGAGCCACCATGCCTTAATTTACTAACCCAATGGTTGATGGTTGACACCATTACTGACTTAGGTAGAAAATTTACCACATCACATGCTATTATATCTTCTGCCTCAGCGTCATCCACAAAAAAGTCTAGATTTGATGGATCTGCTGTGATTACGTCGTCATCCTCGACAGGCACAGCATTTATATTTGTGTACCCATTAAGTTTTTGTCCTCTGCCGTAGATTAAATTCAGTTTCATTTAGCCTGTTCTCCGATGGTTTCAGCCTGTAAAAATATTTCATTCCACTTATCAACAAAAGTGTCAAGAGAGAAATTCTCCTTTATGGTTTTTATAGCATTTTCTGAAAGCTCTTTTGCCAGCCCCAGATCGTTTCGTATATCCGATAAATAACCAGCAATCTTGTTCGGGTCATTGCTTATGAGTCCATTATACCCGTGCTTAACTATTTCCGGTATCATTCCTGTTGCAGTAGACACAACAGCGCACCCACAAGACATGGCTTCAAGAAGCGTGGTCGGTATCGGAGAGGCAATTGATGTGTTGAGAAATATTCTGCTACTATTGTATTTAGACGACAAGTCATATACGTCCTTTGCTGGCTCTGACAGTCCGGGGTTTTTGCCGACCACCTTAGTAGGAGCCCCACTCTTCCTGATAACAGATTCCCAAAGAGTATAGCCGCAACACCAGTCTCTCTCAACCCAATCATTAACCACCGATATGGCATCGTTGTCTCTTTCTTCCACTGGGTTTATGCTCATAAAGACATCTGTGTCTATTCCGTGATGAAGAACAACGCTGTCGCCATCCCACTCCCATTCGTCCCGGCTCCACTCGGATATAAAAACATTTATGTCTCCTCTTTTGTGATAGAAGCTTTCTACCATAGAAGATCTCATCTCAGGAGAGAAGGCTGTGGCGGTAAGTGGGTCAGTAAGCTCTCTGTTTGGAGGGCAGGTATGCTCTAGCGATACTATAGGGCAACTGTATCTTTTAGCAACCTCTTTAGCTATATCAAACTGTCCGTATTTGTTTTGACTCAATACGATATCTATATCTAACAGCAGTGGTATGTTGTTTATATGCTCAAGTATAGTATAGTTCTCTGGGATACAAGCATAGTCCGTGTCCCATCCCGACTTAGTTCGTCCTTCAACAGAAACAGAATAAAAATTATGCCCTGTCCTACAGAGGTTGCTTTCGTACCTCTCGTGAGTAGGGAACGTGAGTATATTCAGCTTACCATCACGATCTCTGGTCGCCCCCCTTATAATAGATTGTACTTGGCTAGGCATTCAACCTCTCCTTCATCTGCTCTCCAATTTTTTCATAAGAGAACTCTTCTCTTCTCTCCATGCAGGACGCTATTTTATCCGATCTTTTATTTTCGTAGGCATCTCTCATACACTTACGGAGATGTTTAATATTTATGTTCCACCAGTCTTCATTGCCCATGTAAAGGTCAGATAATCCGAATCCATGTGCCATTCCAAATACAGGCTCCTCTGCGTTATCGACGAGCCATCCATTATCGTTATTTACGAACTCAGGAAGGCCTGTGCAGTTGTTAACTATTGGAGTATTTCCCATGCACATTGCGTCAAACGCAGGTATGCACCAAGCCTCACCAAAAGATGGAGCCACGAAGCAGTCACAAGATCTATGAAATCTCAACATGGTGTCATTGTCAATATACTTTGTTATTATTTTCTCTTGTTTATAATCGCTTATGTCTGGGTAGAGTTTTAGATTTGTCTTAACTTGATTACACATTTCTCTAATATGTTTCGTAGTCTCCTCCTTACACATGCCAGTAAGGTTTCCCTTTATCACCAGATCTACCCGCTCATCTGTCGTAAACTCAAGATGGAAGGCTTTAAGAAGAGCCACAAGGTTTTTTCTTCTAGTGACTTCACCAATAAAGTAAAAGACAAAAGAACCTTCTGTTCCTAAGTATATTTTCTCATATTGCCTCTTATATTTATCTATATATGCGGGGACATGCACTGTTTTTATTCTGGTTTTTACATGGCTATGTCTAGCCGACCAAAGCATTTGACTATTGGGAACCCACAGTTCATCCATTAGGTTTAGCTTTTCTGCCCAGCCAGAGTTCCTAAAATGGCTAGTCTCAGTGTAGTATATTCCTATATTCTTTTCAAACTCACCACTATACTCCATGTGATGAGGAAGCACGTTTTGTATTACATGCGTACATCCTTTAGAGCTTTTCTTTTCAAGTTGGAGTATTCTTTGAGGAACTTCCACATTGCGGTCATTCAGCCTTATGGCGCGGGGAACTACGTCAACACCCGCAGCGTCTAGTGCAAGTATGTAGTTCTGAGCCGCATTTCCCCAGCCTGTCCCGTCTTTGTAAACACCTATAAATAAGACTTTCATCTACAATCCTCCTGTATAAACCGAGGTCTATAGTCAGAGACTCTACGGAGTTCTAGGTCGTTGTATAACTCTCTCATAAATCCCAAGTCATTGGCTAAATCACTTGCAGAGTACGGCTCAAGCCTTCTTTTGGCTGTGTATATAGAAAATACCTCAGTCATGAACCCATCGTTTATATTCCTAAGCATCTTCATATGTTCAAAGCTATTCATTTTTTCCGGCTGTCCGAGAATATTCAAGATGCACCAAGAAACAAATTCGTTGGAACACATAGTGGAAGGTTCGGGTATTTCTTCTGGAATGTTATGAACTCTTGGGGGGGACAACCAAGTCTCATTGATGTCCTTTAATTCAACTTCGTCTATAGCCTTTTCCCACTTCGCCGCAGTCTTATCCCAACTATAGTTGTTCATGCAATTATTGTAGGTCTCGTACCCCTTTTTCATTCGCATTGTTTTGGGCATGCTAAAAAACTCGATGAGCTTCTGCACAAATTCTTCATTATTAGGAAGCGCTCTTTTCGTGTGTGTTTCCATCTCCCTAAACATATTCACTCCTATTGGAGTAGCTCCTATATTTTTTATTACTGATGACATGGCAGAGTAATCCATAGACATGACAGGCACTCCACACGATGCTGCTTCCACTTGAGGCATACCAAAGCCTTCACAGATGCTATATTGTACGTATAAATCAAAGCAATTTATTATGCTCGCTAACCACTCTTCTGGCACTGCGTTCTGTGCGTTTGGCATCATTGCCCTTCTCTTACCACACTTTGGGCAGATGTTTATTGCATTTGTCAGGAATGAGGGGAAGACGTAATTGCAGTCGTTGCAGTAGTAAGTGAACAGTATTTTATGAGCGACACCAGACTCATTTACCAATCTCGGTATATCCCAGCCGACATCTGGGTAGCTTACATGTAGGTATAAGTATACATTGCTAGAAATCTCTGGCTCTCGGCGGCAGAATTCAGAGAAGGAGTCGATCAGGTCAGGGTAGAGTTTTCTCTTTTGGTTCCTCATGACTGTGCCTATAATCTGCACATCATCCATGAAGCCAAAACTTGACTTGTGTCTATCTTTATCTTTTGTGGGGCGGAATGCTTCAGAATTTGCTGAGGGAGAACATACGTCTCTCACTTGTATGTTATTCGCAGACTCTTTCTCAATAGTTTCTTTACCAAACTCAGAATAGGTAAATAGAGTGTCTGCGTTTTGAAATGTCTCTAGCCACTCATTTTGTAGAGGAGCGGAGTCTACAGCGGGCATAATCATCCAGTGATAGAAGGGTCTGAATATAGAGCTTCCTTCATGGTTCAGCATCCACCAGTCGCGTGTATCACATACGATATCTGGTTTAAAGTCTATACAGACATCCTCGAACCTCCAAACTCCAAACTGGTTTGTGGCGACAGAGTTGTATTCCTCCCACTCCTCGTCTGTACTTGGCATATTGCTGTAGTATTTCCAAGGTATAGAGTTTATCTCTGGAGAGCCGGGCTTTCCATATGAAGAGAACTCAGCTATCTCATACTTGCCTGTAGCATGAAGCCTATCCAAGACTTCTCGCCCATATATAGCATATCCAGTGTGGAGATAGCTGGCCTCACCGCACCATAGAATTCTAGGTTTTCGCATTAGCCTCTTTTATTTTCTTAATGGCTGACGAGAGCAGCTCACTTGCCCAAGATTTGGTAAAGTTCATTTTAGACCCTATTTGTTCATAGGTGTATCCTTGTAGCCTTAGCCCAAGGACTTCTTTCTCTGTGGCTGTAAGATAGTCAGGCTGTATCTCCCAGAAAGGCTCCTTCACATTCTCATCTTCTTTATCCTCAAACGCACTTGGGTACATGCGGAGCTTGCTGTACTCTTTCATTATCTGCCTTCTTATGCAGATGACAGAGAAGGTAGAGAACTTGGTATTTCTGTCGGGATCATACTTCCTGATAGCTCTAAGCAGGCCAATATAGCCAGCCTGCATGTAGTCATCAAAGTTGGTTAATTTATTTGGCCTGAACTTTAGCGCTTGAGAAACTACCAAAGGGGAATACTCTTTTACGATTTCGGACTCATTCTTCTCTAGGAAGTCACATGCTGACATTAACTTGCAACTCCCACCGTCTGTGCTACGCTGTTCCATTTTGGAATTTCAAACTCGTTGACCCGGAATCTGACTTTAGTCACATTCTCTCCTGTGTTCTTGTCGGTATAATTATCCACTTTAGCGGAAGAGTGAACTGTTATCCAGTCGCTTTTCTTGAAATTCTCTGCAATCAATCTAGCGCCTGCATCCCAAGCTTCAAAGTCTAAGCAATAAACCTGTTCTCTTTCTTCTCCACTTTTCTTCCGATATATCCTTGATACTTCGAGTACAAAGTTAGCTACCGCAGTTTCTCCACCTCTGGGGTTGGGATAAGTTTTAAGCGTTGGATCATACTTGAACTGACCAACAAAATCACAACTATTCATTATTTTGCCTCTAAAAAAATGTTACAAAGAAGCCTGAAACCATCTCCGACTCCATCCTTTTCAGCCTGTTCTTCAAAGTCTGAATATATTTTATCATAAGACTCTATGAACAAGTTTTCCAGCTTTTCCTGCTTTTCTTCAAATTTGCTGTCATACAATGGCGTTGGCAGGCACTTGAAAAAAGACTCCTCGTCAACTTCCTCCCCATCAAGCTCGTATCTTATCATCTCATAGCTATATCCCAGCGAGAGTGAACATCTCACTAAATCACACCATATAAACATCTTGGTAGCATAATTAGGAAGAGAGTACACTACATCTCTAAGTATCTTGTTTTTATCTGACCATCTAGTGTACTTCAGCCTTGAGGTCTCTCCCTCATACTCAATCTCATAGCATGTCCTAAAATAACGAGAAGCGGGGACTTGGCTCCTAAAGGGAAACTCTATAATGCATAGATCACCAGTGATGGAAGCCTTAACTTCGTATGTATCTTTTACAAATTCTTTTATAGTTTCTACTATATCTGCCATACTTTTTGGACTACAAATCCACCCTTTCTTTTATCTCGTTCACCTTGAAGTAGTATAGTATTTCCCTCTTGTAGGGTTCCTTGGTAGTCCCTCCATTGCTGGGGAAAACACACGACATTATCAATAGAGCAAGAGCTGTCAGATACAGTTATAAAAGCCATTTTTGATCCAGCCGATTTGCCGCTCTTTGTTGTAACCTGCTTGACCCTGTTCACTTCTACGGCAACTATCATATGCCCAGAACGTCCGTCCGCAAACTCTTTGCATGTAGCATTTGCTTTTACAGAGCCGCTGCATCCATCGACCTTGCTGCAAGTCACACCGATCCCTAAATACTTTTCCTCTGCCCAAGCTATCCACGAAGGAGTATCTTCTAAGCTATGAGGCGGGTTCTCTATAGTCTTTATTAGATCCGCTAAAATCAAAGACCTCTTCGACGTGCTACACCCTCCTCCTTCTTTTTTGGTTGGTTGACATGCGATCAAAGACTCTTTAAGGGAGCTAAGAGGTTTATAGTTGTCCTGCACCCAAGCCATCTCTTTCGCAGTCAGCTTATTCCATATTTCAAACTCATACAACATACGGTTTCTAGGAACTTTGGTATAGTCTAACGCGCCACAGGAGATCATTGCTACATTGACTGTTGTGGAAGAACTCTTGGAGAAAAATATCAAATACTGTTCCCAAGTCCAGTCTGCCATTTTACAGGATAGCTTCTCCTCGACTTCTGGCGACCTCTCTTTCAGCTTTTCAACGGCGGAGCCTCCTACCCCTTTTATATCAGAGAGACCGAATCTAATATAGTCTCCGTGTATATAGAAGCTCTTTCTCAACGACGGCAGGTTTGGGACGGCGACTTCAATATCGCTTAATCGTGCGTCGTTAACAAGCTCATAAACCTCCTCATGCGTATCCTGCTTCCAAGCAGAGCCACGTAGGTAAGAGCAGAAAAACTCGTGAGGGAAGTGAGCCTTGCAGTATGCCGACCAATATGCGTTTTTTGCATAGCTAACAGCATGCGACTTATTGAATGAATAACGCTGAGACTCACGAATCCAACCGAATATCTCTTTAGACTGCTCTTCACTAACGATTCCCTCACGTTTACACCCATCAATGAACTGTCCCTCAATCTTCGCCATGATATCAGCCTTCTTCTTACCAATAGCCTTTCTCAAGACATCGGCTTCTTGAAGGTTGAATCCAGCAATAGCTTGTGCAATCTGCATAGCCTGTTCTTGATATACCAGCACACCATAGGTGTTATTTAGTATTGGCTCAAGCGACTCATGGAAGTACTCAGTCTCTTCCTCTCCCGTTTTTCTGTCGCAGTATCTCTGTGTCATACTCTTGGGAGGGTCTCCACTCATAGCCCGCAGACATCCGGGTCTAATCAGAGCCACTAGTGCAGCAAGGTCTTCGATGTTAGACGGCTTAACTTTTTTCGCCCACTCTCTACCTAGATGGCTTTCAAGCTGGAAGATACCCTTGGTGGCACCGCTTCCAATCAGCCCCCAAGTCTTAGGGCAGTAGAGGTTCATGTTGTAGAAATCAATTTCAGCGTGCTTGCCGTCATGGGAATTGAACTTGCAGCCGCAGCTTGACTTTATGATCTTAATCTTGTCCATGTCCAAACGCATTCTTCATTTGTAGTCTAGGTTTACCAGTTTCATCCGATACCGCAGTCAAGGATCTTTGCATCCTAAGTAATCTTACGACAATTTTAGCGGTATTCAAAACATCTTGGAGAGCATCGTGGGCATTTTCTATATCTGCCTTCGCAAAGCCCATCCACTCGCAGATTGATGTCAGTTTTAACGACTTGATAGTATCATTGTTTTCTGTCCAGAAGAACATGTGATCCATTAGGTCAATCTTATGTAGCTGGTTGAAAAGCTTTTGTTCTTTTCTCTTCTCATCCCAAGGCCCGAACTTCTCGCAGTAGCGCTGCACGATGGGCATATCATACCCAATTATATTATAGCCTGATGGGATTGGGGCCCTAAAAGTGTTCAGCGGGCCTTTTGACTTATTGTATTTATTAACCCAGTTTACAAACTGTCCCCACACTATCTTGACATCTGGAGCTTCCTCCAAGTCTTCTCTTTTGATACGATTAATCTGCAAGGCCTCTTCCTCGACAGCATCCATATCCTCTGGTTTAGCTAGGGAATTAAATGTATCTATAACTTCAAGATTCCACCTGTCTACAATAGCTGCTCCAATTTGGAGAATCTGACAAGTATTCTTGTCGGCACTGCTGGTCTCAAAGTCAAATACGCAAATGTTATTATAGTTCATTTGTTACAACCTTCCAATATTCCTTATTCAGTAATCCAAAATTTGCTAGTCTCGTCGCTAAAGCTGGGTAAATTGATTCCAGATATTCGCTATCTAAATTCCAATCATCCACCTCAACGATAGGCAGTAGCCCACTAAAATGAGAGCTAACTCCGCTTCTTGGGACAATAGGGATCGCTCCGCAATACAAGCTCTCCCACATCCTCATAGTATCTATACCATTACCTTTAGGGCAAATAGTGTATTTGTATGAAAACAAGTCCTCAATATATTGTTCTGTCGTCAAGCCAGAGCGAACATCAACCCATCCTAGCTCAACCATTTTATTCCAAATCGGAATCCTGTGCCTTCTGTTTGTTATCACATTAAAGTTTGCGTAACAAAGCTTTCTTTTGTTGATAGAAGGCTCTTCTGCTCTTTCGTATATTCCTTCTGCGCAGTCGTATGAAGTTCCATAAGGAAAACAAACGATCTGGCTGTCGTTGACAGTTACATTGCTGCAAAAGATCTTGTTTACGCTTTTTGGTATCCTGTTTAGGGTTTCTATTCCTTCGTCGATCTTGAAGGTAATGCAGTAGCCCTTTTTCGTACGATACCCCTTGTCTAGCGACTCTTGCTGTAGCTGAATCCCTCCATCTCTACTATATAATACGATATTGTAGGGGCCAGTCTCACTCTTTAGTTTTTTAAACAGTTTATTAAGCTGTACTACGTGAGAAGCAATGACGCCGCTCTCAGGAGTGCCCTCTAGCTCAGGAGGGTCAGAGGCTAGTATGTTTCTAGAAGATGCGACCCAATGGATATGCATATCTTCATCTCTCACATCCTCTGAGCGAAAGAATTTGTTATTCCAAAAAACATATTGGTGCATCCCCTCAAATTTACGATCATCTATAATGATGCTCACCGCAAGTCTCCAGTTGCTACAATCTTCTTGACACCATGAATTTTATCCAGAAGGGCGATGCCGAGTATGTCAAACTTAACATGGCCCATAGCCTCTAAGTCTCCCATTTCCATACCAGCAATAGGCTCTTTTGTCTTCTTATCAAACACTAAAGGAGCGACCTCATTAAGGGGCTGTTGAGATACCACCACTCCCGCAGCGTGCTTGGACTGCGACCTTTTAGTCCCCTCTAGTCGAATGGCCTGCTCGAAACGCTTTGCCATCGGCCCTTGCAGGTTGCCATTGCTGTCTATGTAGCACCACTGTTTAAGTTCTTCTGGATGGTTTTCTAATGCCCACATGATAATACTGGCATCACCGTCTCCTCCAGATTCCTTGTCAGCCTCTCTCATTTCCTGAAGTTGGTCTGAAATTTCTGCTTCGTCTGGAATCCACTTAGTGATTCGATTCATCTCTTCAAATCCGCAAGCGGAATGAACCCTAAGAACATCTTTCAACGCACCTCGGCCCTGCATACGGCTGAACGTAAGGATTTGGGCCACCCTGTCATGACCATACTTTTCTTTGATATAAGAAATTGTTTTATCACGGTTCTGAATCTCAAAATCCATATCCACATCAGGTAAGCTGACATGTTCCTCTGTGTTTCTTCCAGCATTGTAGAATCTCTCAAAGATAAGCCCATACTCAATAGGGTCAATCTCAGTCACTCCCAGCAGGTAAAGGATAAGACTCCCAGCGGCACTTCCTCTGCCAGCGCCAACGATCTCACCACGATCTTTGGCTGCCTGAATTATATCGTGTACAACAAGGAAGTAGTCAGACAGACCTGCTTCTGTTAGGATATCAAGCTCTTTTTTTACCCTCTCACCATACTCCTCTTTTTTATAGTTTGTGTATCTTATGACCTCTTCAATTTTATCCTTCCTGCGTAACCATCCCTCCTGACATAAGTGATACAGGTATTGCTCAGAGGACATCTTCTTAGGTACTGGGAATTTAGGTAACATAGGCTTGCTAGTAATATCGTACTCCTCGCACATATTAGCAATAACCATTGTGTTCTCTATCTCTTCATCCGTATGAATCTCCTGCATTTCCTCTAGAGACGGAATATGGTAGTTTGTGGACTTAAAGAACGTCGCCAGCCCCACATCCTCCTGTTTCGCTATTTTATCCATAACATCGTTCAGTGTGGTGTCCATAGCGTTACATAAAAGCACACGTTGGTCATAGGCGTCCTCAGAGCGCGCATAATGCGCGTCGGGCGTTGCTACGGGGGGAATACCAGTCTCCTTGCTAACGAAGCGCAGCGCCTCTCCTACGACCTTAGAAGCGGGGAGGTTGTTTTGGTCTATTAATTGTATCTCAATGAAGAAATTGCCTTCTCCAAATATATTCTGGTATTTATAAGCAAGTTCCTTGGCTTTTGTCAGCCATTCTGGGTCAACCATAGAGCGTGCTTCTTCGTAAGTTCTTGCATTGTAAGCTTCACTCGGCTCTGTAAATATAACATTTGCCAGATCGCTTCCCATATGGCCGCTAAAAGCAATTAAGCTACCATCTGCAAACCTAGCTAGATTATCTAAGTCCAATCGTGGCTTGTAATAAAAAAACTCAGGCCTGTTAGCTTCAGAGGTCGCTTCGATCAGCCTCTTCCAACCCTGTAGGTTCTTTGCAAGCACAACCAGATGGCTTGTGGTTCGGTCGCTCTTTTCTTCTGGCTTCTCTTGGCAAATATAGAATTCACACCCTAGAATGGGCTTCTTGCCTTTGTTCTTCATGGCATTTACGAAAGTCACAGCCCCTCCGATAGTTCCATGATCTGTCAGTGCGGAGCCATCTAGGTCAAGCTCAACGCATCTATTCGCAATATCTTTTGGTTTACTCAGCCCGTCCAACAAGCTGTAGTGGCTGTGGACATGCAATGGAAAGAATTTCATAGGTATTCAATGGCCTCTTTAACAATCTTTTCAACTTCTTCTTTATCTTCATGGCTATCAACAAGCCTAACAATAAGTCCTCTCAGTCTCTTCAAATCTGTTGCAATCTTGTACAGGGCGGTGCCTGCTACTGGCGTTCCCTTCCTTGTAACTTCCAGCAACTGTTCGATCTGAGCGTCATTCAAAACTCTCATTATCCGGGGGCCTCATAATAATCAAATTGATGGCCGGGGGATATATCCTCTGCAAGAGAAACATTCATGCCCTTCCTCCTGATTTTCTTTGCGACAAATTCACATATAGTGAACGGAGAGCCTGTGTCTGGATTTATTATACCGCTTGGGTGTTCATTTTTCCCAAAGTGACAGATTTTAGTGCACTTCCAAGATTTCTTTAGCTGAGGTACGTTCGAGTCTCTGATCTCCTCAAACCTATTCTTTATCATCTGTTTAGTGTCTTCAATATCATCCTTAGTAAAGGCAAGTGTATAAGGCCCTCCATCTTTGATAAAATAGATGGTCATTATAAATTGGTCTATATCTGGATACATCTTGGACAGGGCGTAGTGGTATATTCTTAACTGAGGGTCTGTAGTAAGCTTTCTAAAGGTCTTCTCTTTACCCGTCGCCCAGTCTAACCTCCTGCCAGTCTTCCAGTCAATAACTTCATACACTCCCGGCCTTACCTGTGTAATTAAGTCGATTGTTCCTTTCATTGATAGACGACCATCTAGCTTAGTGCCATCTGGAAGATCATAACTATACTGAGCCCAAGGTTCATCAACCTCGAAGTCAAAGGAACCTTCTGGAGCAACTATGTCTCTGTTTCTAGGATCAAATGCCCCGTTACAATGAGTTATTGCTTGATAACTCCACTCCTTACAATGCTTATAATGCCTTGGAGTATAGTGATGCTTAGAGTCTTTTGTATAGTGCTCATAACTTAGATTCACCAGCTCGTCAACAAAATCATTTGAATATACATACTCAAAATCACTCACATCCATAAAGCCAAGAGCGTCGTCATTGATCGTTCCTTCATTCTGCTGATGGGCGAGCTTAGCCTGAGCAAGACACTCCATTACCTTATGAACTATAGTGCCCTTCTCTGCGGCTTGCCCCGAAGGAGATTGATGTCCAAGCACATAGGTTAGATAGTAGGCATGAGGACACATGCTATACTGATTGTATGAACTCGATCTGAAGTAGGTTACTATCATGAGCTGATATCCGTCTGACACCAACCCCATTCTGTCAGCTTAGAGTATATAGTCTCATTGCTTTCAGCTAGGTTCATATCTTTGTTATCTAGAACGAAATCAAAGTTTGACCAGTCATAATTCTCTTTATCGAGAGCTGCTTCGCTGGAATGTGCATCGCTATCATCTCCGTTGCGGGTCAGTCGAATGACCTTTCCTCCTTCTTTTTTAATAGCATCAACCTCATTAGGAAAGCGACAGTCCGTAATAACCGCAAAGGCCGTACCTTCACTCTTGATTCTTCTGATAGTAGAGTCAGCCCATACGTTAGGGTAGATCTTTCTAAAGAAGTCGGTTCCTACATACTGCATCACTTCCCGTGCTGTCATAGGGCCGCTTCCATCAAGCCCCGGAAATTGTTCTCTGTTAATGTGAGTCGGCGTGTTTTTCTGCTCGTCTGTTCCGTAGCACTGATCGTATGTCAGTCCTAGAACATCAACACATACATTTAGTTTTAGCATGTCAGCAAAGGAGTATGCCTTGATGAACGGCCATACGTTACCAGCCATATAGTCGAAGAATGCTGAGTCTGTCTTATCTCTTTCTAAATCAAAGACTCCATATTCAACTTTCTCATTTCCTTGACCGTCTATAACAGTAGTGGGAACCACGAGCTTTCCCTCTTCGCTGAATTTGAAGTCGGGGATAAGTCCGATGGACAACATCTCCATGCCATGCAGGAAGTTCGATGCTGTGTTTTTTCCGCTTTGCTTGCGTCCGGAGAGACCTAAGATATTCATACGCTAACCTCCATAGCCTGTTCTAGGATTGGTCTAATTTGATTGTCAATCTCATCTTTGTGCATATCTCCGACATCAGAGGAAGACAAGGTTGGGAAAAACATTCTAAATAATCTCTTACACTTTTCATTTATCTTTTGAGCCGACTTTATGCCCGCTTCGTCATTGTCAGTAAGTACTATAATTGAATTCGCGCCACAGCTATAAAGCAAAGACAACTGTTGTTCTGAAAGGTCGGTGCCAAACATCGCCAGCGATGTTCTCACTCCACTTTGCTCTAGCTTCCAGACATCTCCCGGCCCTTCGACTAGAATCACAACGCCGCTTTTTAGTATATGCTCTTTGGCAAACCAGTAGTTGTATAAGTAGTTGTTAGCCTGAAAGCCTTCACTGTGAATCCACTTATATTTATAATTATCTGTAGTAGCTCTAGCAGTGAAACCAACTGCATACTCATAATTATTGTTATATATGGGGACTACGGCCCTTCCGTACATCCTCTTCCCACGTTCGACACATAGGCCGACATCATATTTAGAGAGTGTCTCTTGGTTATAGCCTCTATCTAAATAGTAAGGGCAGGGTATTTTTAGCCTGTTTCTTATTATATCTCTTACAACACCTTTGTTCTCTTCTTTTGGTTTATTATTCAGTGAGTTGACTCGGGTGATGTATCTTCTCTTTTCTATCTCAGATGCATCTGTTCCTTCAAAACTAGTGTATTCGACACCTAAAAACGCACAAGCCCAGTCAATAACTTCTTTCCAAGGTTTTTCAAGCACGCCTCTCAGAAGCGCTAATATATTGTTGCCAAACTTTTTTTCGCACCCCTGAGATCTACACTTCCAGTTACCTCGTAAACCATTTGGTAGCTCTTCAACATACAGATTAAAGGCAGTCTTGTTGTCTCCGTTATGCACAGGGCACGCTCCGACAAGCATCTTACCCTGATCACTATAGTCTATTCCAAGGTGTTCAAATAAAGCCTCAATTTCATCACAAAGCATGCCGTTTAACTTAGCTAGACGGCTTTGGTCAAAATAAATATCATCCGTCATCCGAAATCATCCTGTTTATACTCTCTGCATCCAATTTCTTGGGACGACCTCTCTTCTTTTTAGGCTGCTCAAACTCAACCGGCTCGGAGCCTTCAACCTTGAAGGTAGGAGGATCTTCCCTATCTTTATCAACTTTTTGTCTCAAATTATTCCTTGTCTCTTTTTCTGTAACTGTAGCATATTTTCCCTCTAGGTACATGTTTATATAGTCGCCGGGGGCTAGTCCTCCACCGTGACGAGACTTAAGAGCCACAAGTTTTCTATTGCCATTCTCTTCGCCTCCGTCTTCTGCGATCTCCTCGTCTGTCTTAGGCTTAAATATAGACAGGTTTGAGGTCAGCCAAGAAATACGGTCAGAACCAGAGACAACGCCTGTCGTCTCTCGATCAATCCCATCTCGGTTTAGCTGGACAAATGAAAGAACCGGAATATCGTGTCTCACTGCAAAATTGTGCAGGGATGTCATCATAAAACCGAGGATCTGGTACTCCTGCATGGAGCCAGATATCCCATCGGCAGACAGCATCTTTAGATAGTCGTATATGATCAGACAGTCATTCGTATTACCGTTCTCATCAAATCCAACCTCCTTATGAATCCAACGCCTCATGATAGACATTGTTTCTTCAAATGGCTTGCCAGATACATTTAGATAGTGGTATTCTATTTCTTTGAGCGCCTCTGCTGCTGCCCTGACTTTCTGAGTCTTCATTGAATTTCTAGAGTACTTACCAGTTTCAATGTCGTTGATAGTTACTCGTGTCTTATTTGCAAGAATACGGTTCCAGTGATCCTCAGTCGGCATTTCTGTGTCTAAGTACAACACGGGAATTCCTAGCTTCTCCGAAACATGAATCCCTATATTATCTGCTAACATACTCTTACCGATACCAGTTCTGGCACCTATAAGGTTTACGGTCTTTCTGCGGAACCCTCCTCCAATAGAGAAGTCATATAAAGGATAACCGCTGGAGATTCCCACAGTGTCACTTGGATTGGATTCCAAGTTGTCGAGATAAGCGTCAATCCCCTCAGACAGTTGCTGAGGATCGTCCTGATTATCTTGGGCCAGTAGCGTAGTAAAATCAAAAATCCGCCTTTCGGCAATTCCCAAAATTTCACCAATAGGCTCGTCTCCACGAACCTTAGCTACATCTTCTCCAGCGGCATCCAATTGCTCCTTGAGCATATTAGCTATTTCAAGCTTCCGTACTTTTGCCGCCCAAGTACGAATACTTTCCAAATTGATCGTAGTATTGAATATGGCCTTAGCGTGCTCTCGCTCAGTCCTATTCTCAAACACCCAGCCGCTGCCTGTCTCGTTGCAACCAGAGACAACAGAAGCCTCGTCTAGCGAGTCTAAACCTTTCTCTTCAATCAGGTGTCTGAAACACTTGAATAACGCTTGGTTGGAAGCGTCAGAGAAGGTTTTCTCATTAACAATGTCGGCAGCTTCTAGATAGCCATCTTGTCCGTAACGGAAGATGCCTGCCAGCACATTGCGTTCTGCTAGTAAGTCTGAGAGTTTACTCATTTAATTCCTTTAGTTTTTCGCTTCGGTCTAAACGTAACTCGCCACTCTGATTTTTTTGACTGGCTCTTTTTCTGGTTCTCTTGACTGGATTAGCGACTCCAAGACTGGGGTTCTCGCTGACCTTTTCATTGGCAGCAATAGACCCGTCATCCTTCCATTCCATCTTCCTGTTTTTAGGCAGTTGCATAGGCTCTTTGCGGGCAGCCTGTCCACCTCCATCGGTTTGGAATTGAGGGCGATCTCCATCATAGACTTTGGAGATATAAGACGACTCATCCTGACGCACGCTTTCAGAAAAACTCTCCGGCTTCTCCTCTACTACTTCCTGCGGTTCAAGGCTTTCATCAACCAGTAAATATTCTCCGGTTAGCATCTGGTGAGCCTCAGAGACATAGCTCCAGTCGTCATTCTCAAAGCCTTTTCTTAATAGTTCTGGTATGCTAGACATTACCTAACTCCTTTGTTCTTTTATATTCTGATAACATATCCGCCACGAACTTTATCTTGGCAGGTACATAAGATAACGTGTCTACTATTTGCTGTGCCCTAATAGCCAGCTCAAATAACTTAGAAGTATATTCATTGTCTTTGATTGCGAGCAGTTTTCTGCTCTCAAATGGGGTATACTTGCTTCCATACTGGTCTATGTGCTGAGTAACCATCATGTTTATATTAGTTTTAGCCCAATTGATTCTTTGGTTGTGCTTGTTGATTTCTTGCTGTATATACAACGCTTGTTGAGCAATGGCAAAGGACGCCTCCGCACACTCTTCTGGGCTCATCTTTCTTATTTGCTCAATCGACATATTCAAATATTTACCTATGTCGGCGTTATGGATTGAGGGCACAAGCCCAAGGGAGCGTTGGTACTCAAGCAACAAAGCCTCCACTTCCGTAATCCTCTCATCAACTCGATTCGATTCTATATTTCCACTCATCATCGTTCTCTGTATAAGGTAACTCTATATATTTTATATTATTTAACTCACACCAGTCTATTTTTCGGCCATCGTTCGCCTTAGACTTTAGGAATTTTAACTTAGTTCCATGAAAATGTTTTACGAATTCATAATGTTGTCGTCCATGACACTCCACTACGATCATCCGTTCGGGCAAGAAGAAGTCTGCCGTGAGCTGATTGCTGCCCGGCAGTGGCACTTCTTCTAAAACCCTGTCCATCGGATAAAGACTTCTCAGGAGATTTCTCGCTCTAATATGCAGCGCAGATCTCTTCCTAGAATCATTGTCGTCAGGCATATATCCAGTAGGCGGAAAAGGGTAATGCCTTCCATTTAAGCCAGTAACCCTCATCTACGCACCAAACATCTGCTTAATCTCTTTATCTAGTATAGCAAACCATTCCGGTTTGTCAAGTAGTAAATTGCGAAGTTTTTCTTGTCCTTGGACTTTGCACATCTTTTCGGCTTCTTTGTCCCACTCATCAACCTCTAAAACATCTAGATGATCCTGCATAAATGAACAAGTCATCCAAGAGCCAGCCTTAGTGATAAACCCAGTATCTATACCAAGACGTATGATTTCTGTTATCTCGTCGATACCTTGACCATATCTGATATGGGAGTCTATCTTTTGGCCGGGGGCTACTATTGCCGTAGAGTGGGTCAGCCAAGTCACAATTTGACCAACAGGCGCGTCATCATCACTGCCAACATGCCAAGGTTGAACTCTCTTAGCTTCCAGTTTAACGTCTACAGCATACGCAATTTTTCTACCTCCACTCTCCACCTTGGCTTTACCGTAACCGCTGATATTAGAAATTTGGTGGGTGATAGCAATAACTATGTTCTTATTAACTGGGAGTACATTGGAGACTCTCTTGCAGAAGTTAGCCACAAGCTTAGCTCCGGGCGCTCTATGCTGCTCATGCACTTCTCCTGTTATTTCTTTCTCTGTAATTAACTGAGATACAGAGTCAATAATTACAATACATCCGGGATCATTCTTTATAAAGTTCTCCGCAATAGTTAGATACTCTTCTGCCGTAAGAATTCTCCCTCTTCCCGCACCCTCATCGAAATAGGATCTGACGATGTTTACCTTATCAAGGTCGAGCCCCTTAATGCCTTCTAGGTCTCTAGGTTTCAGTCTGCCTTCTATGTTAAGGTAATACACATTTCTATCAGAGGCCTGCTGAGCTTTAGCCGCAAAATGCAGGGCGCTCGTGGTCTTCCCGCACTTTGGCTCGCCTGTCAATGTCACCCAGCTTCCTTCTGGGACTCCTCCTCCCAAGATAATATCCAAAGCTGGAGACCAAGGTATCACATCCTTTTTATCCTCTAGAACCATACTGCCAGAGAGAACGACCCCTGTGCCGTATTTTTTAATAATCTCATCAACACTGCTCATTTGTCTAAATCCTCAAGTTTTGATAATATTGATCGTTTTCCTACCGGCTTCCTCGGTCTCTTTGTGGTATCTGCCTTCGGAGTAACTTCTATTTTTGTATCCTGATAGTTTATCTTCTTCTGGTACTCTTTTATGATCGGAACCAGCATGAACTTGGCCCCTAGAGATCTTATTTTGTTTTTAACACGCCTGTCTTTTAAGGCTGAAAGAATAGCCTTTATATCGTAATCTTTAAGCAGTTCATTGGCGAGAGCGACCTGCCTACGAAAGAATTTAGCCCACTCCTTTTCTTCCCAAAATTTGTCGGCTAGATCTCTGCCTGCTTGTCTGGCCACCAGAAAGCACAGTGCTTCAGTGAGATACTGTGCTGGAGTGACAAAGCTATCGCTATAGATAGACTTAAACGTGCTCTTGTTTGTTCTTTTCTTGCCCATTAGCGTATTATAACACGAAGGGCGGCCTATTCTTAAGAAAGTTTTTCCCACTCAGAGGAACGGCCAGACTCGGGCCCTACATTGTACATGCGTCTGTAGCTGTCACTATTGATAGTCTTCTCTGCAATGATTATATAGCCATGCCCTTCGGGTGATTCGTATGTGTCAATTCTTATACGACTCAGCATCTCTGATGGCATTGCATCACCCGCTATATCTTGCCAAGAGCTGTCTTGGTCTGTTGGTCTATCTCCAAGACGATCTGGAGCCTCAGAATTTTCATCAATTGGGGCTGTGCTATGAGTGAAGAGCCCCTGCCAATATCTGCCATTGTTTTCAAAGTACTGATTTTGCAGGTTGGCGATAATAGGCTTGTAGTTTTCTATACCATCATCAATCTGCCCTAATATTTCTTCTACATTAGCCATCTATAGACCCCTTAATCATTAATGATTCATATTTTGGAATATCTTCCGTCTTGACAACAGAATACTTATTTTCTACTATTTCAGGAACTTTATACCAAGTTCTTACTAATTCGCCTTGCTTAAGCAGACTAACTATAAAAAAGTGTTCCTCTGGAAAACCCACCATACAGCCAACAGACTTAATGAAGTGATATGCCTCAGCCTTTGGCACGTCTACTTTGTGATCTCTGAAACGTATACTGAGGTTATCTACATATACACCCTTTGAATCGCAATGATCCTTAAGCCTTATCCAAGCGCTTGGGTGGAAGTCTCCCTCTCTATCATCGTCTTGGAAAACGGTGTTCCCATCAGATAACGTGGCTATCCAGATAGTTTTCTCGTCTAGGAACGAATCCTCTTGCGTGCAGATCATTTTATTTTATAGATCCTATCTTTGTTTAGCTCTTCTCGCAGTTTTTTGTCAGACTTCTGAGCTTCATCTGAGATCTCAGCCGCAGTCTGTGTCATTATAGCCACACCTTTTTCAGGGTCTCTAGCCATAGTGCTACCGGCGGTAGGCACCTCTGGTTCTTTTTCCCCT